AGTTACCCCAACTGGTTCTGCTACCACCTTCACAAATGTTAGGAACAAAAGTTGATTCCTGACGAATATTACCCATGATGGTAGCAAGGGCGTTTCTGTCTTTAATTCCAATGTCCTGGAAGAATGCCAGGGTAGCATTTTCATTTAAATTACACCCTTTACAAATTAGCTTTCTCTCTTTTGGTTTTTCGGGAGCAACCTCGCGGATTGCTGTCTTTGTTTCAAACTCCTTAATGATTTTATATGATGGAGAATCATTCACGGGAGGAGGTGGAAACGCTGGCAGTGTTGCCGTTGTGGTTGTAACCGTTGCCAAAAGGGGTACGGCTACAGTAAAGAAGTTTTGCATTAAGATTAATTGAACTCTACATCCGTATAGGGAAAGCGCACATCCTTCTTCTCAGAAGGCAGACCCCACGGCTCTAATTTCATACTCAAAGACTCATAACAATTACCCTGCTCATAACAGGGATTTTTCATAATAAGTTGTTATTTATGATTTGTCAAGATGGTTCAATTTCAAAATTGAATCCTAAATAGTGTGTAATAACCGTAACTAAAATGTCCAAGTCGCCTAATAAGAAGGGCAAAAAAGGACCTTCAAAACAAAATCAAGGTAATGCGACTGCGAAAAAAGCAAAAAATGGTGGCAAAAAGAAGTGAGGTATTATGCCACGAGAGTGGAATACTCCAAAGCGTGAATGTTGGAATACCCCGATTCATAATATACTAAAAGCAATTGATAATCACACTCAATTGTGGATGAAAACTGGCGATCATTGGCATGAAGAACAAGCGCAGATACTGCGTAAATATGTAATGGATTTAAAAATTTGGATTCACAAACAGGAAGGTTGGGATGAATAATACTGTTTGGAGTGTAAACATACTATTAGGAATAGGACTTTTAGGAGTCTCTTGGGTTTTGTACTATGTTCTTACATTAGATAACAGAGAAGATGTATAAGTATAAAGTAAAAAAAATTAAAAAGATAATAGATGGAGATACTGTTGATATAGATATTGATTTGGGTTTTGGTATTACAATATCTCAAAGAGTAAGACTTAAAGGAATTAATGCCTCAGAAACAAAAACTATAGATATTGAAGAAAAGAAAAAAGGATTAGAAGCAAAAGAATGGTTAAAGAAAGAACTGAGTCGTGAGGGAGAATGGATTATAGAAACATTTAAAGAAGATAAATATGGAAGAATTCTTGGATCTTTTTATTATAAAAGTGATTCAATTTCACTTAATGAAAAAATGTTAACCGAAGGAATCGTAAAACCATACATGTAAATGAAAAAGATTCTAATCATTGGATTAATGATCATGAGACTCATAACCAATGAGGGATTTTTCAATGAAAATCGAAGACCACAACCAAAAAGACAACCAGCAGAAGTTATCAGATTCATCGGGAGACCAGCCAAAAAAGGAAAGAAAAGATCTTTGCCTTTTAGATAAACTACTTGTAACAATAGTAATTGGTTGCTTGACGTATATTGGATTTACATTTGCTAATTGTAATTTTTTAGTTCCAGGTTCCATGAATAGAGCAAATGCATTAGGTGGATTATTAAACCCTCCCCCTTTAGATTGCAAAGAATCTGAAAGGAGAGGGTATGATGCTTTATTTACTTTATTTACTGCTTTGCTTGGATTGAAAGCAAAGATGGATGATTAACTAAAAACTCTACCCCACCCATCATTACCAGCAGGACACCATCTACGGGAAAGATCAGAACGCTTATAGACAGCACCTTTTCCGTTTGTTACAGGACCAGTGTATCCATCATTTAAAGAACCATAAGGATCATTAACGACATAATCTCCTGATGGTGTTTTGCCAATAACTACAACCATGTGCCCACCAGTAGGTGCAGATAAAGAACCCCTATGTAAGATACCAATGACAACAGGTCTATTGTTAGATAATTCACGATCAAGATCAGCAAAAGTAAGATTGTAACTAAAGCGTGAATTGACACCATAAGACGCAAGAACACGGGTCTGAACCGAGTGATCTGTTGTATCACCAACTGCGAATACTTTCTGAATGTAAGCATCATCGCCTTTTGGTCCTTTTAATGTGCCCGGTTTGAAATACTCAAGACACATTGCACAGGCGGAAGAATTACAGGTTCTTTGAGCGTCTCTGTAATTATCTGTCTGTGGATAAAATGGAACTACAAGAACGTTAGATTTAGGAGTCTCTGGTTTTGACCTATAAATTCTGACCCAATTTGCATCATCTTGCATCAGGTCATTTGCCTTTGCAAGTAAATCTTTTTCAAACTGTTCTACTGCTGCTACATGTTTTGGATTTTTCTCATCATAATGCTTAAAAAAATTGTGAAGATCTATTTGCATTTTAATCCCCTATGTACTCTAATGAGAAAATATCGTGTTCTAAAATATCTGGATTTAACCATTCACTAAATTCTGCTTGAATTGAGTGTGCATTATCAATATCTCTTTCACTCAAATAGTGAATTCTATCAATTGCCCAATCGTGAGAACTACGAAGAGTTTCTTCCAAAGTTACCATAATCTTTTCTCAAATATCGGCCTAGAATATTACTATTGTAGTACGCTGGCACCCCATCGTCAAGTGATTCTTTCAATACATTATTTAGAAAAAGTTGCCTAGTTTCTTCATAATTACAATCTGCCTTAGTCTTATGAAGACTTATAATTTCTCTATTGAAAAACTCTTTACCGTATTTTTTAATATCTTCTTTTAACTCAGGACAAGAACCATAATACTTCTTCCAATCTGATTCTTGTTTTACTCTTCTCTTTTTTCCTGGAGGAGTTCTAAAAGACCAAAAATACTTTCTACCCCAGTACTTACGATTAGTCTTATTACAAGATATAAGGTATACAAAACCAAAATAATCTTGAATATGATGAGACTCAAAAATTTCTCCATTGAATCTCCATGGATTCTCATAACTCATATAGTAATTTTATAGAGCTATTATTTATCTTCAACGGAGACAAACCTAGTCTAGCAATAAAAAAGGGGACTTGTCAAGTCCCCTTTGATTATGTTAAAATAGTCTTACTTTCCTAGATTTTTCCACATTGCTGCAGCAGCAATTTTAGTTGCTCTTTCTTTTCCATATTTTGGAGATGCCTTCTTGACAATCTTTTCAAATCCAGAACCTTTTTCTCCAACGTCTTTACCAGCACGAACTTTTTTTGCTAGTTTTTTACGACCTTTTTCAGTTCCATATTTTGCTTCAACTACATAATATTCAATAATATCATCCCATGAATACTCAGAAAGATCATATCCCTCATCTAATAATCCATTTACCCATTCAGAAACTTCTTGTGCTAGAATATAATCATTATAATCTTCCACAATTGTACAAATAGCATCAGTATCCATTTCTAACATAATGTAGTTTGCTTCTTCAATAGTATCAGCATGACCTCCTTGAATCAGATATTCAAGAACAATATCATATGGTTCATATGATTCTTGAGTTGTTGAAGGTGAAGTAGTTACTTTATTTTTCTTTTGTTGTTCTAATTTTTTCTTTAATTTTTCGTTCTCTCTTTCAATATCCGCCTGCACAGATTTTACATCAATTTGAGCAGATGAAGATCCTTGTGTTGGAGTTTGATCCTGCTTCTCATAAGAACTTGGTTTTTCTCTGGTCATGGAAATTTCTTCATATCCAGATTCACCAGGTTTTACTTTTGCAGCAAGTTTTGGATTAAGTCTTGCCCACTTTTGCATTGGAGTTTCACCAGATCTTGGTTTATCCTCTGATTTTGATTTTGCTGCAGGGGAAGATGCCTTAGATCCTCTATCTGATGTTGCGCCTAATGTTGCACCTGATGATACTGAAGGTATCTTTGTTGATGGTTTAGATGAATCACTTGGTTTTGGTGTAGTTTTTGATGGAGATGGTTTTGGGCTACCAGTTGGTTGTTGAGAACCTGACCCAGCACCTGCCATCTTAGCGCCTACATATCCACCAGCAGCACCTAGTCCAAAGATTGCTGCACCTTTACCAACTTTTTGAAGAACTGGTTTTGCTTTTGTTGCAATATCTTTTACTTTTTGTGTAACTTGACCAAGTTTCGCTTTTGAAAGTAATTCTGCAGATTGTTTTGCAGACATTTGTTTTCCACCATCAACTGGTGATTGTGTTGAACTATATCCACCAACTTTACCTTTTCTTGCTTCTCTTTGAGCAAGTCTTTGCATTGCTGCTCTAGTTTTTTCTGGATTTGTTGATGATGCTAATTTTTGAGCAAACTTAGATCTTGCAGGTTTTGAAGCGATTTTTCCTGCAAGACTTGCAGCACCTTTAGCAACTTTTCCAACTAATGAACCTAGTCCTTCATCAATACAATAATCAAAAATTTCTAATTGCTCTTGAATATACTCTTCTGAAATTGTACTTTCAGAAAGAATATTTTCATCAAAAGTTAAATATTTTTCTAAAATATCTTGAGTTGATGAATCTGCTAAAAATCCAATGATTGCATTTGCACTATAACCCTCATGAACCATTGATGTTGAGATAGTAGAAAGAATATCTTCTACTAAATATGACATCTCAGCATCATAATACTCAGAATTTTCATTTAGAAAATCCTGTTCTTGGACATTCATTTCTTCATACAAATATCCAACACTATGAATAAAATCTGGTGAAATACTTGACATGGTTATAGTTAATACCTTTTATATAAAGGTATTTATAAAAATCAACCTGCTGGTTTAGTTTTTACTCCTAGTTTTAGATTACGTGCCGCATCAGATTGTCTTGCTTTTTGAAGTGCTTGTTGCGCTTTTGCAGCATCATGCTTTTTATATGCACCGGCAAATAATGATCTTCCAATTCTTTCTAATGGATTGGACGAAGTTTTAGCAAGAGTTTGAGCACTTGGACCTGCTTTATAAACAGCTTTTCCACCCTTAAACGCAAGGTGTCCAGCAACTGATTGTCCACCCCTTTGAACTACACCAGTCTTAGCAAGTTGAACAGTTTTTCTTTGCTTACCAACACCAGTTGACATAAACGCAGCACCACCTGGTTTTGCCTGACTAAATGTAGTTTTTCCGCCAATTCCTTTGACAGCAGTTCCTGATTGGCGTTGGCGATTTGCTTGTGCCATTGCTTTTCTTTCTCTTGCGTTTGCACCAGCAACAGTATCAAAAGCCTTTTCTGCTGCTGCCGCGCCTGCCATAGCACCAGCAGTACCAGTAGCAGCACTCAAGATACCACCACCACCAATTGCTCCAGCAGTGCCTCCTAAAAGACCTCCAGCAGCTACTGTAGCACCTTTAGCAAGAGATCTTGCCCACCCAGATCCTTTTGCTCTTTCATCAGCAGTAGAAAATGCAGTATCTAATGCTGCAGAAGCAGGTCCAGCAAACTTACCAATTTTTGCCCATTTTGATGATGGTTTCGCCCCTGCAGGTAATTTACTCTTAGAAGTAGTTGTAGGAGATGGTGGAGTACTTACTTGTTTTCCAGCAGGAAGTGCTTTTTGTGAAGATCCTGTAGGTTTACTTACTGGAGTTGGATTAACTCTTTGTGGATTTGATTTTGAACCTAAGGGTGCTTGTGGTGTTGATGATGATCTTACTGATAATGAACCACCTTTAGGTGTTTGTGCAGATTTGCTTACTGGAGTTGGAAAAATTCTTTGTGGGTTTGATTTTGATCCTACTGGCGCGGATGGTAATGATGTTGGTCTTGTTGCTAATGCACCTCCTTTATTGGGACGAGCATTAAAATCAATCTCCATTTGGCCAGGAGATGTCTTAGGTGCTTCTGGTGCTGCAGCAGAAAGTCTTTTAGTTGATCTTACTGGTTCAGTTGCTACAAACGGAGTTCTTTTTCCACCAAAATTTTGTGGTTTTCCGCTTCTTGTAAAAAATGAACCTTGTCTTGCTTCTCCAGCATTTCTAAATTGTGAACCAGAAACTTTTGATGTTTTTGGTTCTGGAATTTCTAATTGACCAGGAGATGTCTTAGGTGCTTCTGGTGCTGCAGCAGAAAGTCTTTTAGATGTTGGTGCTGGTGTTGGATCTGTAGATAATTCTTTACCGCCAATTGGTTTATTTAATTTATATGGAGTTTTATTATCACGCTTTAACAATCTAAGTTGTCTTGCCTCTTCTTCACTTAGATATGATTCTTGCAAGAACTGACTAAAAGACTTCATTTCTATTTACTACTTTTTTCAATTATTTATAAAAAAAGAGGGTCGTTAAACCCTCTTTATTATTTTTATTAAAAAAGAATATTATGCATCTTTTTTTAGACATTCTTCAATAATACTTTGTCTCCATTCTTCATGCATGTTTGCCATAATAACAAGTGCATCTTCATTAGTATCTGCATAACCCTCAGCAACTAGATACTCAAGAACAACATCAAATGGATCAAAAGATTGTGTAAGATTAGAAGTTGGAGTTACTCCTTGACGTTGTTGAGATTTTTGTCTCATTGCACGAAGTTCTGCTGCTTGTTGTGCAAGAGAAGGTCTTTGTGCTACGGCAGTTTGATATCCCTGAACTGCACTTCCAGACTGAGGTACTGTTGTAGTTGTTCCTGTTCTAGGTGCCGCAGCAACTGCACCAGGTCTCATTGAATAAGACTGTGCAATTGATGGTTGGGAAGTAACTGCTGGTCTTGGTGATGTGGTAGGTCTAGCAACAGGAGCACCAGATCTTACGGTTGTTGTTGAAGGTACAGTAGCAGGTCTAGCAACAGATCGTGGTGCTGATGTTGAAGGAGCAGTACCTGTACCTGCAGAACCTTGTCTTGGAGTTCCTACTTGAGATGCTTTTGCTCTTGATGCTTGTTGAAGTTCTTGTCCTCTATAATTAGCAGGAAGTCCTCCAATTTGGGGTCTTGATACTGCTGTTCCTCTTCCAGTTTGTTGTGGAGTCCCAGCATTCATTGGGCGAGCAAATCTTGAACGATAAGGTGCATTAGAAACAGGTGCTGTTGCCTGACCAGTTGTTATTCTTTGTCCCATTTCATTTAAATAATGTTCATACATTTCATCCCAAGTATACTCACTTAGATCATGACCTTCTTCTACTAGTGAGTAAACCCAAGTTTCAAACTCTTCCTGAATCTGCTCTTCAGTAATTTCTACTTCTTCCTGATTAGCGTAAATAGCATTATATGCTTCTTTTAATTCTAAAGCACCAGTACCAGTAAGTCTATCCATTTGTTTTTTTTACTTTTATAATTTTATTTATAAAAAAGAGGGTCCAAAGACCCTCACTTTACATCATCACTTATTTTACCTAACCATTCTTTTTCATAGTCATAATCTCCAAAGAGGAGATCATCATATTCTGCTGCTTCTTTATAAGCATTCAGAATTTCTTGCTCACACCATTCATCATAATTGGAATCCTGAGAAAGTATCTTTGGTAACATTAAATTATATTGAGTCCTGGTTCCAGTAATTTATATTCTTTTCCATCATATGCAACTCCAGAGTAATATTCTGTAGTATTCATCACAGAGAATATATTATACTCTCTACCATCCTCAAATGGTGTTATATCAACCAGATCTCCATAAGTATTTTTCCAGATACTATGATATATTGCACACCCATAAGTCTCATCTTCAATATCTGTAATCAAATAGTATCCACTTATTTTTTCTCCACCATAAGTTGTCACATAATGATTTACATTATTGTGGCAGTTTGCATCAATACATAATGGTTTTTTAATGACAGGAATTTTTAATAATGTAAAAGAAAACTTACAATACTCTTGAAGTTTTATCACACACTCATCTTCTGGTAATGATAGTCTAAATTTTCTCTTCAATACTCCACCCATTTCTTCTTGGTCCTTTCCTATTATATTTTATTGCGGCACTCATAGTTGCATAAGAAATATTTTGAGATTTACAAAACTCTTTTAATGATCCAATAATAACATATTCTTTATTTTCTGGAGAAGTAATTTTCCAAGTCTTAGAGTTTGGATTATCTTTACCAAACTTTGGTACTCTATTTTGACTTATTTTATTTTTGGTTTCTTGTGAAAGTTTAACACCATATCTTGGATTATTTTTACCAGCAACCTTTTCACTTATTCTTTTCTTTGCTTCTTCCGTGTGTTTTCTGCCACCAAAACCTACTGTTCTTTGTCCTCCAGGTTTTCCTTCACCGCCAAGATTTTGATTTAGTAAAACTCCACCATCACATTCTCTTTTCCAAAGTGCTATGTGTTTTATCTCAAGTTCTATCGCTTCTTCTTTAGATAATCCAGATTTCACAATCCATCTTCTTTCTCTTGGTGGCAATAAATTTGCTCCATTACTTCTCAAATGCTTTGCATGTATTCTTCTTGGTTTTCCATAACCAACATAGAAGGGAGAACTAAAGTCCTCCCTTAAGTAATAATAAAGAATATAATTATCCATTTTAAGACTGAACTTACATATTATTTATATAATACACTATTTCAGTCTTAAAGTTAATCAAAGTTGGAAACCAGCAAAAGTATCTTTATTTACATCTTGCTTAATACCACCAACTACGTAAGACTGCACTTGAGTTTCCTGGGGTGCTACTTGCAATCCTTTAGATTCAATCCAATGAGAAGTCCATGGAAGTGGATTATTCTTTGCTGGAATGTCATACAGTGGTTTGAGTCCAATTGCTTTCATTCTACGGTTGGCAATCCATTCAACATACTGCTGTAACAGTTTGTCATTTAGACCAATCATAGAACCATCCTTAAACAGATACTCTGCCCAAAGTTTTTCTTGATTGACCGCATTCTCAAAAGTCCTATAGACCCATTGTTCTTCCTCTTTGGCAATCTTTGCCATCTCTGGATCATCACCCTCTTTCCACTTATTCAGGATGTTCTGAGTGATAACCAGATGCTGATTCTCATCTCTTGCAATTAAAGAGATGATTTTTGCACTTCCTTCCATAAGTTTGAGTTCGCCAAATGCAAAACTGCAAGCGAAACTGACGTAAAAGCGAATACCTTCAAGAATATTAACATTTGCAACTGCTCTGAACAGTTTGCGTTTGAGTTCATACCTTTCTCCTAGTGCATGTGGAACTAATTCTTGGGCGTGTTTCCAAAGTTCAGAAGTTCCATAATGTTGGGCACTATTGATAAAGTCATTGTATGCCTCAGTTACACTGACAGCACGTTCCATGATACGATCCTCTCTGAGAATAGTATCAAAGACTTCAGAGGGGTCCGAATAGACGTTTTTGATAATATAAGTGTATGAACGGGAGTGGATCATCTCCATAAATTCCCAGACCTTCATACATGCTTCCAGTTCAGGGAGGGAACAGTATGGGGCAAACGCCATACCAGGACCACGACCTTGAACTGAGTCAAGCATCACCTGATATTTCAGATTACTTGTAAAGATGTGTTTTTGCTCTGGACGCAGTGTTTGATAATCACTACGATCTTTTTGGAGGGAGACCTCCTCAGGTCTCCAAAAGTATCCTAGTTGTTGTGTTGTTAGTTTGTCGAAGATTGGATATTTGTAAGAATCGTATCTTTGAATTCCTAGTGGTTGACCAAAAAACATTGGTTGCTTTTTGGTGTCTACTTCGTTTGAATTGAAAACGGTCATTGATTGAACCATAGTTTTCTCTTCTGAATTTGTTTTAAATCTTACAAGACTCACAATCTTCCTCCTCTGATTCTAGAATATCGGAAATTAAGGTATCAAGAGACTGTTTTGGTTCTTCAACCTCATCAGTCTTAATATCGTAGGTGTTTTGGTAGTAACTGGTTTTCCAACCGTACTTATATGTAGTCAGGAGGTCTTGTGCCATTACTGACACAGGTACTTCATTATCGGTATAATGCTCTGGATTATAGGACCAGTTTCCAGAAATCGCTTGATCAAAGAATTTTTGCATAACAGCAACAATGTTAATATAACCACGATTGCTAGGCATATCCCAAAGAAGCGTATAATTGTTCTTAAGTGTTTGATACTGTGGAACAATTTGCTTAAGGGGTCCCTTCTTCGACTTTTTAATGGACAAGTATCCGCGAGGAGGTTCGATTCCATTGGTTGCATTTGACACAACGGAACTGCTCTCCGATGGCATCTGTGCGGACAGTGTTGAGTTCCTAACACCGTACTGCATAACTTCTCGTCTAAGATTCTCCCAATCATATTTTAGATTATTAGGAACGATTTCGTCAACATCTTTTTTGTATGTATCAATTGGCAGAATACCATTGCCATACTTAGTGCGATGAGAATATTCACAAGCACCCTTTTCTTTAGCAAGTTCGACAGTTGCTTTAATTAAGTAGTATTGGAATGCCTCAGTCAAATCATGAACTAATTTCCATGCTTTGGGATCATCATAATGTTCCCCATGCTTAGCAAGATAGTGTGCAAGACCAATATAACCAATACCTAACGAACGACGCGCTCTGGTGGCAATTTCCGCTGCTTTAACAGGATATCCCTGAAAATCAATAAGTTCATCAAGAGACCTGACAGCAAGATCGCAAAGTACTTCAAGATCTTCATTATTTTTAATTTTACCAACGTTAATGGCAGAAAGAATACAAAGTGCAATTTCGCCATTAGGATCATCAATGTGCTGAATTGGTTTGGTAGGAAGAGTAATTTCCTGACAAAGATTGCTCATCTCAATTTTGTCCATAAAAGAAGAATGAGAATTGCAATGGTCAATGTTCATAATATAAATGCGACCAGTCTCAGCACGTTCTTTTAGAAGATCTAGAAAGAGTTCTTGAGCACCGATAGTTTTTCTTGGAACAGACTCATCTTGTTCATAACGAACATATAACTCATCAAATCCATCAGTACCAAAAGCATCATACAGACCAGGAACGGAGTGAGGAGAGAAGAGAGAAATCTCTTCGTTGCGGATGAATCGTTCATAGAACAGTTTACTGATTTGAATACTGTAGTCTAACTTACGAACTCGGTTATCTTCAGTTCCTTTATTATTCTTTAATACCAGGATATCCTCTATCTCTTGGTGCCAGATAGGAAAGTGAACTGTAGCAGAACCACCTCTGATGCCGTTTTGAGTGCAGCATCGGACAGTTGACTCAAACTTCTTAAGGAAGGGGACAACGCCTGTGTGTTGTACCTCTCCACCTCTGATTTTAGAGTTGATGCCACGGATGCGACCAGCGTTGATACCGATTCCAGCCCTTTGTGCAACGTATTTACCAATAGCCATATCGCTGCTAAAGATACTATCGAGGGTGTCATCAACATCAACGAGAACACAAGATGCATATTGACGAAGTGGTGTTCTGACCCCTGCCATGATTGGTGTGGGAATGTTGATTTTGTGTTTTGAGATTGCGTCATAATACTTTTTAACGTAGTCTAGACGGGTTTCTTTAGGATACTTAGAAAAGATAGTAGCCGCAATCAAAAGGTACATAAATTGTGGCGTCTCATAAAGTTCGCCTGTACTACGATCTTGTACCAAATATTTGTCTACAACTTGTCGTAGACCTGCATAAGTAAACAAATAATCACGATCATGATCAATAAATGATTCAAGTTTATCTAACTCTTCATCACTGTAAAGATCAAGAATTTCTGCATCGTAAACACCCTTATTAACAGCACGAATAACATGCTGTTTGACTGTGGGGCATTCATGCATACGCCCAAATAATTGTTTACGAATAGAAAACAAAAGTAAACGAGCAGCAACAAACTGGTAGTTAGGGTGATCTAAATCAATAAGATCAGAAGCAGAACGAATCAGAATCTCCTGAATTTCTTCAGTGGTAATGCCATCATAAAATTGAATACCCGATTGCATTTCTACTTGAGATGCTGATACACCTGCCAAATCTTTACAAGATTCTTCCACCATTACATGGAGTTTATTTAAGTCAAGAGATTCTGTTTTTCCATTCCTTTTAATAACTTTAGTTTCGTTACTCATATTTTCTTCCAATTGTTAAATTTAATTTTTGCTTCTAGTCCTGAGTAGGTATTTGATTTTAACACATCCATAACGTTAAGTCCAGTCAGTACCATGTCATTAACATCTTTTTGTTTGATTGTTGATGGCCAGATAACTACTTTTTCTCCCCTATTAATAGTTTTTAAAATCCTATTAACAATTTCTCGGTTGCGAGGTTCATTGTCAAAGACGTAAATGTAGTCTTTCCAACCAAAAGGTCTGATATCAATATCAGACCCACACATAGCGATAGCATTTTGAATAAATGTAGAATCAAAAGGACCTTCAACGATGTAAATTGATTTTGAAGGATCTATTTGATTAAGTCCATAGATTTTTGGAACATCATCAAAAAGCATAACGGTGATATATTTATTTTGAGATAATCCAAGTGATCTTCCTTGAAATCCAATTAAATTGGAATCAAGATCATACAATGGTATTACAATGCGACTTTCATCTACATTGATAACATCAAATGTTTGTTTTTGAGTATTAGTCCACTCTTTAAATTTTTCGGCAAAATAAAACTTTTCTGGATTTAATTTTCTTTTTTCCAAGTACTCCCTAGCAACCAAAATTTCAGATGCCTTTGGCAAATCCAATTTTTTTACAAATACTGGTTTTGTAAAATCAAATTTTGGTTCATCAACCACAAAGTTTTTACCAGTATGTCCTTGCTTAAATTTTTCAAGTGTATATTGTTTATGAAGATTTGGATCTATCTCTTTGAGAAAATTATTAAAAGATAAACTTGCACCACAATTGTGACATTTAAAATTAGTATTATTTTTAACTGGGTAGATATATCCTCTTGCTTTATTTTTATTACGTTGAGAGTCTCCGCAAATGGGACAACGGAAATTGTAGAGATCCGATTTTACTCTTT